AGGCGCGTCGCTCCACGCAAGTTGGTCCAGGCCAGTTCGCAATCACTAAAATCATTAGAGCCCATCCCGACCCGCTTGTCCCAGATAAGCCAACCCCCACTATCAGGCAATCGTGAGGCATAGTGATTCGCGCCCCAGAGAATAATCTGGGGAAACCGCAAGAATGGCTCAGGCATAAACGGCATAGTATCCCCAACAATAGACCCATGCCATTTGAGAGGACGGTCCGTATAGAAGCTTTCTAAGCGTTTTTCGCCATTAGAGCTATAGACAGACACGCCGCGCTTCTTCGTATAATCAAAGTTCATCCCATAGGGAGGATCGCTGATCAGGGCATGAGCTTGGATATCGGACGCGAAAGCAAACGCATCCCCACAGATCAATCGACACTGCCCGATCGTCACGTCCTCAACCGCCATCGCCTGGCCTATTCACTGCGCCGCGAGGCGGGCTGGGTCGCTGGTGGCGTACTGCTACTGGCCGTCGCCTGGTGGCTGCGCGCCGTACTCCGCGCTGTCGGCGTGGTGGCGGGTGTCGGCGCCATCACGACCACCTGCGCGCCTTCGGGCACGCCTGCCAGCAGCTCCGCTTGCTCATTCGCCTTGGCACGGGCCTCCTCACGCTCCTCCTCGGTCTGAAGCTCAGGATGCGTGGCGCCCTGACCGGTACGGAAGCGGCTCATGGCCGAGGCGCGGGCCTCGGGTTCCACATCCTTGCCGCCAGGCGGGGCGGGCGTATAATCGCCCAGGCGCACGGCTTCGGCGGCATCGACGGTGTGCATGTAGCAGGGAGTTCCGTCCTCTTTGGCATAGACCATGACTGGATTTTGAGGCATGGCATGATCCTCCATTCTATGAACAATATAGAATATTATACAAATGTATATATATCACCGACATCGACGGCAAGGCCAGCATTGTTGGATGGGAGCGTGATATACGATCCCACGACGGCGCCAGGCGTGGTCCCACCGATCACATAGTTGACGCGGACAAATTTGCTATCGTTGTCAAACCACTGCGCCTGACTGCCCTTAATCCCGACCGACAGCTTGCCAGCCGCCACAGCGGGAGGCCATGTGATAGTGGCTACCGTCGTATACGTGCCACCCACGAGGTCGCTGACCTGGAGATTGAACGTATACGTGCCCGTAGCAACGACCGCGGACAGGTAAACCACCCAATCTGCAGACGGAAACTGGCGCGGGTAGAGGAGTACGCCGGTACTGCTACCGTTGGCAGCCAAAGCGGCTCCTGGTGCTAAAAGTTCTAGGGCTTTATCGAATACGGCAGTCGTCACTATGTTTCCTTTCTTTCCACAAGCATTTATGCTATACTCGTGTGGTTAGGTAGCGGCTGATCACCGCTCGTATCCAAGCCTTGTGTTGCCCTATCAGCACGAGGGCCTAACTGCATATCACATCGACCTAATAGGGAGGTTGTCTGATGGTTGAGCCTGTCAACGGTATTCCAGTTATTTGCGCGTGGGAACCCTGTAGCAAGCCCTTCGTAGTATTTCCTTCGAGACTCAAGCAAAGCACCAAAATCTACTGTTCGCGTGCCTGTGGTAATTTGGGGAACGCGGTTGCCGCCGAGTCCAAAAAACGTCGCGTCACGCTGACCTGTGCCTATGAGCCGTGCAGCAAGTCCTTTGAAGCGAAACCGTCTGTTGCAAAACGAGGCATGCGGTATTGCTCGCATGGATGTTCTGAGTTGGCAAGTCGGCATCGCCGGACTGAATACACCAGCTTGATCTGTGCCTACGAACCTTGTAGCAAACCTTTTGAGGTCGCCCCCTCGCGTCTCAAAGAAGCAACCTATTGTTGTCGGCAGTGCCAAACGTTTGCGATAGCGGCCATACGTTGGCCCCAAACGCTCGAAGAACGCTTTTGGAGCAAAGTAGCCATAGCCGGACCAGACGAGTGCTGGTTGTGGACAGCGAGCGTGCATGAGAATGGCTATGGACAATTTCAGGTCCGAGAGAATGGCGTCTTGCTCCATGACGGGGCACATGTCGCCAGTTTCTTTCTTCACCATGGCCGCTGGCCAGCGCCTGAGATGCAGGTGCTGCATACGTGCGACGTCAGGGCCTGTTGTAACCCTGCACACCTCTGGGAAGGAACACAAACTGCTAACATGGTTGATTGCGTTGATAAAGGCCGCAATGTCAATGTTACGCATCCTGAATTGCTGGCCCGAGGGGATCGCAGTGGATTGCGGGTTCATCGTGAACGAGCCCCACGTGGAGAACGCAATGCGAACTGGAAGATAAGTGATGCTGAGTGGGCTGAAGCCCTGGCCTTGTGGGATAGCGGCGCATGGACGCAGACTGCCCTTGCAAAACGCTACGGTGTTAGCCAGCATGCTATATGGAGTCGACTCAAGCATCGCTATGATCCATAGTATATACAAGGATGCATCTAATCATACTACCACAGATGCATCCTTTACCCCCCTCAAGCGCGCCATGCTACGGCCCGAAAAAACCGCGATCGAAGCATACCATTCCACTCTGGTCCTAAAAACCGGCTTAGCTTCTAATTCTCCTAGGTCTCTTACGCTTATGTCTTGATTCTGTATCCCAACGAGCCCGCCGTCGCCCATCTGCACCGCATAGATGCTCGTGCTGGCTGCTGCGCCACCGCCAGGGTTGGCCTCCGTAAACGGCAGGATATCGTTGCCGAGGTTATCCTCACGGGCGACCAGGATCGGAATGCCGTTGTAGGCCATGACACGCTGCCCAAACTGATTGGGGTCCCACGTAATGAAGCCGCCCACCGCCGTATTGCGGGCCGCCTGTGCCAGCCTCAGAGCCATAGTATTGTTCATAATGAGGTAGTTGGGATCATCGACCTTGCTGATCAGCGTATCCAGCTTGAAGAGCGACAGCGCATCCCCGCCCGACGTGGCCCCGGCATCGAGCAGTTGCGAGCTCCCTGGCGGGATACGCCTTTGTAGACCATCAAATTCTCGAGGATCGGCACTACTGTCGCCCTTGATGAAGGCGAGGGTCCAGCGATGCGCGAGGGCCTTCACCTTCAACCCTTCCTGCACGCTGCGCTGGTTCGCCCCCATGGTTTGGGTTATGAACCTATCAACATCCAGGTCTCCCCCAGCAATGACAAGGGATTCTGTGATGGGGTTCAGGACGCCCACCGACTCCGTGAAACCTTCGTTCACCCCGCGAAACCCCACGCCGGGCAAAATATCCTCCCGATTATACTTGAGTGCGTTGCCCGCTATGCCTTCAAAGGGTAACACTCTCAGGATGTCAGAATTCCTCGCGTACATCTCCACGATCGCTGTGCGGGCGACATCGCCGGAATTGAGCTTGGACGCCTCAACAATAGTCAGGGCCATAGGGATGTTTCCTCCACGGATGTTCCCTCGCCCTGCCTCAGCGCCATGCCAGGAGGCTCGTCAGGGGAGGAGTTAGCGGGTTTGCGTCGCCTGCCACTCGCGGAAGCGGGTCAGGCGTTCTGCCGGATTCGTGATGCTGTTCCAATCGATGCCGCCCGCGCCATTGGCGCCATGACTCGCCGGGGCACCGCCTCCGGACGACGGCGGCCACAGATGCGGCGCCTGGCCACTGGCTTTGAGCGTGGTAATCCACTCGCTCGGGTTGAGCGCGTTGACGCCATCTTTGCCGTAAATCGTATCGTCGCCATTTTTGGCGATGACGTTCCCTTTCTCGTCCAGGTCCGTGAACACGGAAAGCCCGCGTTGCACTGCATCATCAACAGCTTTCTCGTAGACACCGTTTTTGGTGACCGCGTCAAGGAGTGCCGTTTTGATGCGGTCCTGGCGCCAGCGGCGATCAAGGTCAGCGCTCGTGGTTTTCAGGTGGTCGTTCTCGCGCTTGAGCGTCGCCAGTTGCCGCTCGTGGTCGTTTTTCATCGACTCGGTACGCCGGGCAATGAGGACCTCGATCCCCTGCTTATCGTAGACATCGGCGTCATCGAGCCCCTTTACGCGATCTTGCATCTTGCGAAACTCATCGGGGTCGACGCCTTCAAACTTCGTTTTGAACTCGACCAGCTGCTTTTCGGTCTCCCGGCGAAGGTTCCGCTCATTGTTGAGCGCACTTTTCAGACCGCTCACATCCTCCGCAGGCGGGTCGAGCACCAGCACCCACTTACCGTCTTTTTCCCCGTAGTGCTCCATGAGGGCACCGGGAATATCCAACTGCGCGTCATAGACTTGCTTGAGCGCCATACGCACCCTCTCGGTGTGTGTGGTTGGCCCGGCATCCCGCCAGGCAGGGATCAGGGGCTCTACATCCCGCAGAGCCAGAGGCACCAAAGAAAACGCGGCATCCAGGAAGCGCGTTCCCGAATGCCGCGTGAGAGACAGAGGCGGATCTCGCCCGAGGGCGAGAGCGAATTATGCGCTAAGGTTGTGGATAACTTGGGGAAAAGTCAAGCATTATTTATGCAGATGAATCGGTCGAGGCCTCCCACGGGACTTCTTTTGGGCGAATCGTGAGATTCTCTTTCCAATAGATTTTTACCCCTGCTACTCGCGCTTGCTGCCATAAGTGCTCGACCCATTCCCAGGGGGGCTGAAAAGCCGGGGTGTTATTAAAATAGCTTTGCGTTTGGCCACCCATCACGAGCCAATCAAAGATGGCCAAGTTCTGAAACGTTAAGCGTTCCCGCATCGGTTCCACCGAGAGCCAACGTACGGTGGCCTCAATCTGTTGAAAAGCTCGCTCAGCCGTCGCAACCCGCGCTTGCCCATCCACCGTACAGCCCACCCACGCATTCACAGGAAAGCCGCCGAGGGCGTCACAAATCTCTAGTAACCGTTGGGGAAACTTGGTCAGAAACAGAAAGTTCCATTCAGGATGGCACCGAACGCGGGCAAAGACCTCAAGAATCCAGGGTTGTGGTACCCACTTTCCAAAGAGATCTGCCATCGAGCAGGTAAAGACATTTTTATCCGCAGGCCGCGTCAGTTCTTTCGGAAAGGGCGTATTTTTCGGGGCATCAAGGCGTGTAGGGTGAAACGTCGGCTCAAACTGCTTCGGATAGGCCTCGATCATACGTGTGTCGTTAGCAATCTCCCGCGCATAACAATAGTCACAGCCATGCCAGCAACCCGTAACCGGATTCCAGGTCCAACTCGCCCAATCGACCATCTCATTAGTCTTATTAAACACGGACTTGGAATCCGGTTTATGCAGAATAAACATCTCTCGCCCATCGGCAGCCTTGATTGTTTCAAGTCCAGCTTTCGGCGTTGTTTCTTGGATCGTAAGCTGCAACATAAGTGCAGGTGTTTCAGGGTTTGGGAGTGGCTTTGACTCAGGCTTCGGCAGGTCCTTCAGCGCATCACGCACGATCTTCTTGGCAGCCTTGGGCGTCTTTGCCGCACGGACAGTATAGACGATATGCTGTGCCGTCTGGGGATTCGCCCTGGCAATACTGGCCAGTTGTTTGACCTCGTGACGTCCCAGCTTAGCATCACGTGCTAAAAGCGCTTGTTTTGCTTCAGGAATAACAGCAGCAATAACATCAACATTTTTCGCATAAGAAGCGTCATTTCGTATAGTTGTTGCTGTAACCTTGTGTTCCTTGGCAAGTTGTACGTCCGTTTTCAAGTGCAAAGTTTTTGCACTTGATTTCCTGTTGCCCCCATGTGGCTGTCCCACTACGCCTCGCTTTTTGCCGCGGAGATAACTCATTTGTTCGGGTGTCAGGTTACGCCGTGCCAGTTGATTCTCTAGCATCCATACTTTCGCCGCGTCCAGATCTGGAAACGACATTTCCCGCGTGGTGTACGGCAACTCATAGCGCTCACAAATTGCCAAACGGTTATGCCCATCAACGAGTGTCTGTGTTTCTTGCCAGACAACTAAGGCCTCCTGGCAGCCTTCCTGCTGCAATTTACGCGTAAGGTCTCTTAGCTCTTCGTCGGTCAAGGGCGGAATAAGGGCTTGGAGTTCTGGATGGATCGTGAGAGGACTCATAGGACAATCTCCCAGGGGACACGTTTGACCGCATCACTCAGCATACGGCTCAGGACAAAGATACGATAGCGAAAGCCATCGGAGGCAGGAATGAGGACAGTCCTGGCCATGTGCCGCGCCCGCAATCGGGCAGCCCACGCCTGGGGTTCGGCCATCCAGGCATAGAGCGCGCGTGCCGCCCGTACCCGTGCAACAAAGGGTATTTCTTGCTGCGTGACCACCGGGCGCATGCCAAGTATGCGCATCAACGAGCCCTCATTAAAGACAATGAGCCAATCGGTGGCCACCTGCGACGCAATCTGCTGCATCGTCTCAATGCCGTGCTCGGAATAGCCACAGGGATCATTCAGTACGAGTGCCCAATCATACCCATGCCCCAGTTGTTCTGGAATATCCGCATGATCCGCCAGAATAACTGCGTGAGGAAACTTCTGCGTGAGTTGCTGCCGCTCCTTCACCTTGCGCTCGCATAGAATGACATCCCCCTGGACGATATCGCTCAGTCGAGTTGCCAAGGTTGCCGTCGGAAACGAGACATCTTCCCGAAAGAAATCAAGCTGGGGAAGCGCAATGCCCTCGCCAGCCCCCGCATGCATATCAATAATGACACACCGAGCTTGAGGATGCGTGACATGATAGGCCGAGGTTTGCGCGCGCCCAGCACGCCAGAGGAGGTGATGCTTTTTATACGAGGCCTCGCTAAACCCAGCCTTGTCGCGCGTGCGAGATCGCATGGGTTGCTTACTCCTTCTGGATATCGGACAAAGGTTGAGCACGCACGGACGCACGTCTCGCAATGCCTTCATCAATCAGGCGCCGGACCAACTCCGCAAACTTGAGCCCCGTGTCCTGCGATAGTTGCTGCAAGGCGGCAATTTCCTGGTCAGTGAGATATACATTGATGCGTTTCATAGCCGGGCAGGGTACTAGATATGGCGACGTGTGACAAGCAGAAAAATGTATAAGCGATCAGATGACGTGCAGGACCGGGGAGGATCTGCTACACTCATGGCTACTCGTGAATGCCTGTGTGGAGACTGGGGCGGGCCGGAACCCGCCCTGGTTCCCTGCCTCGTCCCGCCTAGCCAGCCTCCGGTGGACACGCCGAGGGTGGCTGCTTCTCCAAGCCAATCAAGCGATTATCGGCTTTGTCTATTGATCGGATAAGTTCATCGAGCTTGCGTTGTAATGCCTGCTCATGTTTCATTTGTGAATTTTGTATTAATACAACCAGGACCCACGTCGTCCACGTCAAAAGACTTGTTGGGACTAAATGCCATAGCTCGCCCCAGTGCAAGAATGGCCCGGCCACCAGCCAGAGCCCGAACGCCAACAGGGACCCCAGAAACATCCAGGCCGATCCGGCGACGAGACTCGCCTTCGTGGCGAGACGATAAAACCAGTCCGCCTGCACGCGGCCTCCTTTCGGCTAGCGCTGCACGCTTGTATCGTCAAGAAAGGCCTCCTCCACCCGCGCCACCTCTGCTCGCCGTGCCGCAAACGTCACGCGCAGGTCACATTGCGAGAGATGGCCGTGCGCAAAATGCCAGGCGAGGGAGCCATTCTTCTGGAGCTCCAGAGCACACGCCAACATGCGCAGGTGCTCTTCCGTCACCCCATGCAGTTCGAGCCGTTCCCAGACGTGCGCATCAAGCATCCGGTAACTCCTGGCGGGGGTTAAGACAGGCCCACCCGGCAAACTGGCCAGGCTGTCCCACCGCATGACGATAGGTAGCGATCCAACAGGTCTCCACCACCCAAATCCGCCCGTACAGCGCCGGCGTCCTGGGCAGGTGCGCCCGGACAAAGGCTTCCGTCGCCGCACTAATGGGGCGCACGAGTCGGCCGTCGAGTATCAGAGATTCTGTCATATCGCGCTTCCCGCTCACGCCGGCAGGCCGCATACGTGGGCGCGGCCTCAAAGCCATAATCCGTCGCATAGATGCGTAACTTCTCCAACACTTTGCCCCCGCCCTCGCGGTGCTGCTCATACCGTGCAGGGTTCGCCGCATAACAGACCTGCGCGATGACCTGCCGCAACTGGGACGTATTGGTCTGCCAGCGCGCCGCGACACCCGCTAACCGCTCGCCCAGTAAGACTTCCTGCGTCATCTGGTGATAGTCCTGCATGGTCAAATCATGATGACACAGGCACTGACAGTGCGCACAAGCACAACAGGAGGTCATGTGGGCGCCTCCAGACTCTCCTCGGGCAGCGTAAAGGTATAGGTCAGCCGGTAACTCCCCGGTGTTTCGGCATCGAGGCGCCAACGCAGACTCTGCGCCTGCTGCGGGAGCGCACCATGCGCATGCAGGAGGGCCTCAATGGCCACCATCGTCCGCCCGGCCATGAGCCTCGCAGGGAGCCACACCTCGCCCGTGAGCGTCAAGGTTCCGGGCATGCATCCTCCTGCGCCGTGCGGCGGCGATGCTCCGCGCTGAGAAACGCCTCAACCCGCTCCAAGACCGTCGGCGGGTCTGGCGGTGCGTCGGGCGACGCGTAGAACCCCGGCTCCGGCTCATAGTCGAGTTCGTCGTCAGGCTGTTGCTGCCAATGCGTGTACCTGGCATCACGCGTGGTCATCACGGCTCTTTCGCGGTCTGCCCGTAAGGACCTTGCGCGGGATCATAGGTTCGGGGGACCCGCTCCAGCCAGACGTAGCAGGTGGCACAGTAGACGAAATCAATATCCTGGGGATGAAAACTGATGCCATTGCACAGCAGACACAGCAGCGCCGGTTCCCCCTGGAGGGTGAGGAAGCGGTACGCGTCGGTGATCACGCGCCTAACTCCTCTAATAACATGGGCGGGCGCCTCGGCGGCACGGTCACCATCGCCATCCCCCGCAAACTTTTCTCGCGGGCATAATACGCTCGCAGCATGTCGAGGGGGAGGAGGGGGACTTCGCTGACTGCCTGGGTGCAGCAGACGTGATGGAGCGTCTGCCGCACAATCTGCTGCACGCGCGTAACGGACAGTCCATAGTCCTGGGCTACCCGGCGACAGGTCTCGCCCTGTAAGACGCGCGTCGTCATGATCTCATTGCGTGCGAGGAGCGTGGACGCATTCATGCTCCTAATTCCTCTAAGGTCAGCGGGTTGCCCGTGGAGCGAGGGCTTAAGCAGAGGCATCGTCCGGTTCCTCCTCGGTACAATCTTCAATGGCTCCGAGATCAAAACCCCCGGCATCCTCGACGGAGGCATTCCAGATTTGCAGCATATCGTAACCTGACGGGGTGATATAGACCGCATAGCGGGCACAGAGCGCCTCCAGGTCGGCCAGAAACTGACGACAGCGCGGGCGAAAATCCGCAGGCGTGGTCATCCACCTAACTCCTCGAGCGTCAACGGCTTGCCCGTGAGACTGTCGATCAGCGCACGTGGAGCAAGCGTGCCTGCCCGCCACATGCGTGCCCGTGTTGGCCCTAAGACCGCATCCTGAAACGCCGTGTCCCGTCGACTAAGCCATGTACTCACGCTCTCCTGCGGCACACGTCCGCCTCCAGGAACCACTGGTATCATGGTACTTCTACAACCATAGTGGTATGGTGGTCCATTCAGATACGGTACGCTATGATTGACAGGCTCGTGCTCTGGTACGGTATAGCGCAAGCCATGACGCCCTAAGCATATAGTGCTAGTTCTACTATCAAGCACCGCACTATGTTCAATCAGTACTGTGCCAGCATTGCTATCTGCCACCTTGACGCGCGCCTCACTGACGGCATTGGTCGTCTGCGTGCGCAAGAGCCGCGCCGCGTCTTCCTTGGCCTTGGCCATAATCCCGTCCTGAAAGCCGTTGGCCGCCGTCCCCTGCACCCGTGCGACGAGCGTCGGAAGCGGCTCCTCCAAGCTGACCCCCACCATCAGCGAATCGCCCACGCGGGTGACCACCCCGGCCGCCGCACGGCCCCACCAGTCGTCCCCCGTGGTACTCAGGTCGGTCGGCGTCGCCGGGCTGGGAATGAGCGTCTGCCGCACCGCACGGCGCAAGGCCGCTTCGCTGGGCATGTCGTCGATCGTCCGGCTCTCGGTCTCGGTATTGACGATACGCCGAGTGACGCTAGCCTCTTGCTCGGCCAGGGCGATGAGAAACGCGTCCACGTCACGAGCGATCTGCGCGTACCGCGTGGTCACGAGCGGGTCCACCTCATCGCGCATCAGGAATTGCACGGCCCGCCGCCGCGCCACGAGAAAGCTAAACTGTGCCGGATCGGCCTCGCGGAGGGCATGCAACAGATCCTGCTCCAGCAAGAGTAGGGCTGCCCAGGCCTCCTGGCGCTGGCGGGTCTCGGCCCGGCCCACCTGGAGCAAGCGGGCGGTGAAGGCATCGGCGATCTGGGCATTCAAAGACTCGGCCATAGATTGCAATCCCTTCCAGGGTAGTGACACCTTTACCGCCCGCCCTGGCTACAGGCTCGGCCATAGGACCTCATCGAGCACTTCGAAACACTCGACCTGCCCATCGGTGTGCAGCTTATAGCGGGCCACCACGATCGACTGCCCGGTCTCGTCCAGGGCCTTGGCCTCCACCATGACATCCTCGGCAGGCGCGTACTCCGCCATCACGCGGGCAATCGTTTCTTCGAAGACGCGGCGCTGTTGGGCACGGTCATGCGGCATCGCTTCCCTCTCAGTCTTTCACACGCGGAGCGGTAGCAGCCTCGCGCGCAGAGGATCGGCGCGAGGCAACCGTACCACCACTAGACCGTCAGCCGCAACCGACTCGTCTCCGGCAGGGCTTCGTCATGCCGCTCCCATTCGCCGCCACCCACCGGGATTTGGATCTCGCCACTAAATCCGGCTGGCTGGACAATCGACGAGGCCCACTTAAACAACTCTTTCTCGATGGCCGCTTGGAGCCGCTGGAGCACCTGGAGATATTCCAGCTCCGCATCGCCCGCCTTGGCATCGAGATGGCCAAGTGCTTGGCGCATGGCCTGCTCCAGGTCGGGCGTCGCCTCGTGGCTCTCGGGATCGGCCAGGATATGCTGGAGCGTCACCACGAGCTGGCGCAGCTTGTCGACGTAGCCCTGCGCCATGTCCGCGTCGTGGTCGAGCGCCTCGATCATCGCATCAATTAAGGCTTCCATCGTTGGATCGTACGGTTCCACTACGGCTCTCCTAGCTGTTGAAGTTCTTCGGTGACACACGTCTGGACGTCCACCAGGAGTTGGCGATAGGACTGGGGCGCATCTGCCCTGGGGCGAAACGTGATGAGCAGCCGCTGCAACGCATAGGCGCGGTCTTCCTGGGCCATGCGGAGGCGTATTTCTTCTTGGAGGGTCTCAAAGTTCGTCGTTGCCATCGGGATCCTCCTCTCGTAATTGCTCAAGCCACGATGCCCCTCCGGGCTCTCCGCCATTGCGCGGCGGCGGCGGCCACACGAGCGTATACCACCCGCAGGTACAGGTCAGCGCGGGCCATTGCGTCTTGCACGTCGTCGTCTGGAAGAGCAGCCCGCCCGTCTCGGTAAGCTGCGGATGCAGAAAGACCGCAGCGCCCCCGACGTCAATGCGCCGCTCCTGGGGTCCGATACTGGTCAAGGCCATCGTCTTATTTCCTCTTGCGTAACCCACGCCGAGCAAGGCGTTTGCGCCCGGACGCTGAGGCCCGCTTGGCGATATACGTCGCCAGGGCAAACGCGGAGCCTTTGCGCAGGCCGCGACGCTTGAGTTGTTCGGCAACTTTTCCCCGTGCGGCACGGGCCTTGGTCCCCGTCTTAAAGGATACCTTCTTCTTGGCCATAGACACCTCCTAGGCCACCTGCCGCGTCGCCCCATTGCGCCCCGGTGGCACAGACCCTGGCCCTGGGGGCAGCATCACGAGCGGTCGTTGGGCTTGCTCGTCTTCAATCAAGGCCTGCTCTTCCTCGACGGGTACCAGGGGGCGCGCAATCTCACCCTTTTGGAGATTATGATAAAATGTCTCATAACTAATCGTGCCATTCAACAGCGCAGCCATCAACGCGGTTAAAAGCTGCGGCTGCATGGTATTCGAGATGAGATCTTTGTTGAGGCTTACATGGACCATGGGGTCATCGACGTCCTCACTGAACCCAGACCACCAGTTATGGACCTGCAAGGCCCACGTTAACCCCTGACTGACGCTACTCACGAGACTTTGTACGGGACTATCGCTCCCCGCCATGCGCCACTGCACGCCCGTGGCGGTTTCCTGCGTTTCAGGCGGGCCTTCGAGGAGCCGCGCGCCCATCGCCGCCATCATCTGCAAGTCGGCCTTGAGGGCGTTCTCGTGCGGCTGGAGGCCCTGGCCGTGAAACTCGACGATCCCCACCTTGGCTTGATTATCGGGGAGGAAGAGGGCCGAGCTGGCGCCTACGTAAAGCTCCGGAGGCGCTTCCATGTTGGCGGCAATGTAGAACTGCGGCATGGCGGTCAGGTGGAGCGCATGCTCATAGTCGGCACTGTGGCGCCAGTTAAGGAAATTGCGCTGGACGAGGCCCTCCAGCAGGGACTTCTCGGGCGTCGGTTCGAGCGAGAACGGCGCCATAAAGCAGAACGGGAGAAAGTCGAGCGGTTGCCCCTGGCGCGTCGGCATCCACATGCGCTGGAGCGTCGCCGCCTGGGCGTTGGTCCGCTGACCAATTGGATCTTCCAGCCACAGGCTCACCTCGTACAGGCCTACCTCATTCAAGCGCAACACGCGGTACTGAATCTGGTCTTTGACCACAAAGAAGTCGGGGGTGCCCCACACGCCTTGAGGCACCTGCACACATTCCCGCAGCACCACGAGCGAGAGGATCGTATCGCCGCCGCGCTGCATGGTCCGCCAGTTAATAATCTCTTCGGCCTGATACGCCACCCAGTACGGCCGACTCTGCGGCGGCGGGGGGAGCAGCTGGCCGTCGGGCGTGACGTCACCCGTAGGGAAGTCCACCAGGATCCCGAAGCGCCCCATGAGCAAGGTTTCGCGCACCGCCTGCTCACAGAACATGCGCAGCGAAATGCCGGTCTGCGTGATGTCGGCCAGTTGCGGCTCTAAGGCAGCAGGCCCTACGAGTTGCGGCTCGTGGCGGAATACCGAGCCGGTAATCCCGTGCACGGCATGTTCCGTAGCAGCTGTCCAGGCTGGTCTATCCCTGTACGCTATATAAGCCTCATCACGGCGCATGCCCGCAGGGCGAGGGAGGTGACGGGTGCCATCGAGGACACTGCGCCCGGCTCGCTGGGACAGTCCCCAGGGCCGGGCAGACTTCACGGCCGCCTCGCCCAGGTACGCCGCACGAAGGTCCTGGTAGAGGGGCAGCATGGCCGCATAGGCCGGGTGAGGCAGAGTGACGCTCATATGTGCATCTCCATGGCGAAACTCCTGCGTGGAGGGGAACAAAATGTGCAACACAGAGCGTCGGCCAGATCTGGAGACTGCCCTAACCGCTTGCGCATGCTGTCCTTGTCTTCTACGACGAGACAGCCCTGGCTATCAATGCGGTAGCCCACGCTCGCCAACTCCCCCGCCAGATCCTCACAGGCGTTGCGGTCCGGTGCCTGAAAGACGGGCTGGGCGTCACGTAACCACTGCGCGCATTCGAGCCAGAGATGATCACGCAGCAAGCGCGGTCGGGCCTCGTGGGGATGAAAGACGGACGGCGGTTTCTCGGCCACATTGACGGGCACAAGAGTAGCCGCAATGCCGCCGTGCCGCTTCAGTTCGGCCAGGCGATCATACACACCCGCACCCAGGCCAATCACGTCCACGTCAATTTCATCCACCTGCCAGGGACCGAGCAGCGTCATGAGCTGCCCAACGGTATCCATTGTATCCTGTTTGGACATAATTTTAATATGCAGTACTGTACTGCCCTGGCGCAGGACAAAGGTCGTACGATCCGCCCCCATGCGAGCCACGTCCACGCCGAGGCGTCGCGGGCCATCGCCCTGCCGGGGATCGCGCTGCGTACACGGCTCGGTGAGCTCCAGGGAGATCAACACGTCGTCGGCCTGGCGCGGGAATTCGCCATCCGCACGCACACGCACCACGTTCGACCCTTCGCCCCACTTTTGCACAAGGCGTGGCCGATAGGACGCATCAACGAGCGGAGAATCCTGCGAACGAAAGTGCAGCGTGGTATAGCTGCCCCGGTCCTTATGATGCGAGGCATAGAACGTGCCATTGGTACGGGTGGGATTGCCCAGCATGAGGACACGGGCCTCGGGCGTCGAGAGCGCCCCTTCTGCTGCCTCAAAGACTTCTTCGGGCATGCCGCTGGCTTCATCAAGGACGAAGAGCAGATGCGTCGCATGAAAGCCCTGGAGAGCCTCGGGATTTTCCTTGCGGGCCGTGCGCGCAAACGCGCCCCATTCTTTCGCGCTGGGGTCTACGAGACTATCCGTGAGGAGTTTAAAAAGCCGCGAGAGCCAGAAGCGCGGCGGGTCGCCACGGGCGGCGCTGAGGGCATCCGCATGGCGGCGCCACTTACTGAGTTCGCCCCACAAAATGTCGCGGAGCTGGTGCGAGGAGGGAGCCGAACAGGGGACTTTGGCATAGTCGTGGGTTTCGAGCATCCAACTCACCGCCCAGGCCGCACTCGAACTTTTGCCAATGCCGTGCCCAGAGCGCACCGAAACTTTCGCGCCGGGAGGGAGGATGGCCTCCAGAATCTGGGACTGCTGCAGCGTGGGCTCCATACCAAAGCGTTGGCGGACATAGAGGACGGGGTTCTCGCGCCAGCGGTCGCGCAGTTCGAGATACTGCTCAAAGGCCGACGCAGGCTCCACGAAATCAGTGAGGAGTGTCGCCATTGGGAGCCTTTCGCGCTTGAGCCAGGAGGCTGGCCAGCCCGTCACTCAGTTCGACATCAAGGCGTTGCTTCGCGGGAGCCAGCTCGGGGTCGATGCGTTCGAGGACTTGGAGCGCCAACAGCCCATTGCCCTCTTTAATGGTCCGCAGGAGTGCCGCACGGGAGGCGTGTTCGAGGTCGACAAGCCAGCGCTTGCGGGCTTCAGCAAGCGCCAAGGCCCAGTGGTCTTTACGCGATTCCCAGGTGGCAATCGTGCGTAAGGACCGCCCCACTGCACGCGCTGCATCGAGTTGAGTGGCGCCCATCATCCGAAGATACGCGGCAAGAATACATTTTTCCCAATACGGTAAAGGCGGCGGGGTGGCACGCTGCGCATATGCAGTTTTTGGAGGAGGCCGGTGGGCAAACGCCATGGCACTACACCGGAGCCGGGACCGGCAGCGGGCTCGTGGGCGCCGACGTGGCGTCTTGCGGCAGCACCGTCACCGCCAGCCAGGGACCGACGTCCTGCGTCGGCACGGCCGTCTTCAGGGTGGCACCCAGGCGTGCCTCATAGGCATCGCTCGACATCGTGGCGGCGTGCATCGTATCGCCCACAAAGCCGGGCGGGAGCTCAAACGTGAGCGGCACGGTACAGGCGGCACAGCGCAGGCGCACGAGGACCTGATAGCGCTGGCCCTGGGGCACCATCCCAGCAGGCCGGGCCTGCACCTGGGCTTCAATGTTGGTGTGCGGACACGGGGGCTTTTCCGCCATCGACCGCCTCCTCGGGGAATAGACGCACGAAGGTCAAGACTCTTCTCTCTAGGAGAGAGAGTAGGGATGGGGTGAGATGGGCGTGCTCGACGTGCGCGAGCCAGGGGGGCGGTTGAGGCCCTCCCGCCACTGTGGCGCCCAAGCCAAATGCAAGACCAACGGTCAAAGCAACTACCACAGAACAGAATCAAATACGCGCTGTAAGTGTCCTGGAAACGGCGGTGGGATGTCAAGCGAAAAAGGCGGAGGGCAGAGCAGAAGAGAGCTCTTATGGTCCAGACTTAGTCATGCTCGTCAGGCTTTCCAAGCTGATCAAGGCTCACATCAAGCGCACGAGCAATGCGTTGCACGATAGAAAAACGCGGATCGACTTTGCCCAACTCTATCTGGCTCAAATAGGTTTGGCTGAGCTTGGTTGCCGCTTGTAAGTCCTGTTGTTTCCAGCCTTTGTCGGCACGTGCCTTTTTGATTTCCCGGCCAAGGTTCCGCATATTCACCTCCTTGAGAGATAAAATAGTATCCTATAAGAAAAAAAATGTCAATCAGTGCATATTTACCCTTGCCAAGAATAAGAATGTTCTTTACTATTATAAACAGATGAAGCGAGTGACAAACGAAGAGTTAAGTACCTCATGAGTGCCGGCACTTTAGAAACCGGGGAGGGAAAGACAGCGGCAGGGCACGAAGCGGTACACTCCCCGCGACGCCGACTGAAAAGAAATGCCCCGTAGACGGTAGCATAGAGCGCGAAGAGGTCTACGACAGACAACCGGTGTAATGAGCCTGCGCATCCCGCGTAGCTGTTCACAGGCAGCATAAACCTCAGATGACACCAAGGAGACACACCATGATTCACGTCGACACGCGCCAGTACGAAGTTTCCCACGGCCACACGCCCCGGCAACCCCGCGGTGCACCGACGGCCTTATGGGCTATCCAGATCGATGACGATCCGACCCCGCGCTATCTCCGCATGCCCTTGCGGGACGCGATCGCCCAAGCCAAAGCCTGGGCGACGACCTCCATTACCATTCTCCCCTAACCGCACCACCAAGGAGACCCGACCATGACCATTACCCAGTTTGACACCGACCTCCGCGCCCTGGCTGAGAAGGCCACGACCCGGTACCCTGGCGAGCACGCCCGCATTGAGCGGGGGCTCCTCCTTGCGCTGAACGGCCACGTGGAGCTGCTGCCCGATGGCACGGCGACGGTGAGGAGCGGCAAGGATGCCGAGGTGGTCTACCAGGTCCGCCATGGGCACTGTGACTGCCAGGACTTTGCCCGCGCCCCAGACGGAAAATGCAAACACCGCTGGAGTGCAGCCTTAGTCAAAAAGGCATTACCACGCCGCACACGGATTGCCTATCACGCAACCTACAAGGGTGCCCATGGGCAAGCCATCCGGGATCAGTACGGACAAGTCTGGTTCCACGGCGACGACGACACCATGACCCGGCTCTATGATGGCGATAGACCGCATCTTCAACTCCACGGAAGGGTCGACGTCGCGGCAGAAGCAGCCGTAGCCGATCTGGCAAACGCCACCTTGCAGGCCATCGCGCTGGGGCAACGTGCCCCCGGCGGGCTCGCCTGCTAAGCACCACCCACGGGCTGCCGCCACGCAGCCCCTCATCCCAAGGAGACGAACGATGAACCCGCTTGATCTGTTGGTCCTTGCCGCCCTGGCGCTTGGCTACTTTTTCCCCCTGGTCGTGGCCGCGGGCCGGGACCATCCCCAGACCCTGGCGATTGGCATCCTCACCCTGTTGCTCGGCTGGACGGGCCTCGGCTGGATCGGCGCCCTGGTGTGGGCGTGCACGGCCATCCAGCCCGTACACCACGCTTGACAAGGAGAGACTTCCTATGCCCCTCACCCTGCACGTCCTCACAACTACCGCTGCGCCCGATGGCAGCCGGTTGTGCCTCCTCCAGGACCAGGGCCTGTACCGGGTGGCGCATGTCGCATCGGACGGCCTCGTGACGCGTCTGCCTCTGCCGCCCACGGCAGACCTGGCCGAGGCGTATACACACCTGATTGCCGCCATTCGCGCCCGCGCGAGGCGGTCCTCATGCACCGCATCGCAGGAGGCCCCGCTGTGACCGAGGGACAACGCGTCATTTTTACGTTCGTGATGGTGGTCACCGCCTGTGGATTCTGGGCGAGCGCACTCATGGATTTTCAGCATAGACACTATGGCATGGGCGGGGTAGCCCTGGCAGGCGGCGCCGCGCTGTTAGCGATTCTCTGCTGCGGGCGCTTCCTGTAAGGGGCGAGCCTGCGCTACGCACGTTACCACGCAGGAGAAACGACGATGGACAACACGAGTTGCACCACGCAGGAAAGGGAGCAGATGGAAACCCAGACCGCCTACAAGGCAGGAGACGAGATTGAAGTATATGACACCGCACGCAAGCGTTGGTATAAGGCGAGGGCGCTCTGGCTGATCCAATATGCGACCCAGGACACCTTAGAGGCCTGGGACTGCGAATTGCGCAACGGCAACCGAGGCAGCTTTGACAGCGCGCACATAAGGACAACAGACTGACGCCCGTGTTTGGGCTTGTCTCCCAGAACCCCGCGGGCTAGGATGTCCCCGTGCCTAGCCCGCCCCGAGCATTCCCCTTACTGTGAGAGAGAAAGGTTGCGACGTGACATGGATCAATTGCACCCCCTTAGAACTCTCCATCTATTTGCAGGCGCTGGCGGAAGCCTCCTTACCGACCTCATTCTCGGACACAGACCCGTCTGTGCCGTCGAGATCGACCCCTACTGCCAGCGCGTCCTCATCCAGCGACAGACAGACGGTCTCCTCCCCTGGTTTCCCGTCTGGGATGACGTTACCACCTTTGACGGGAAACCCTGGCGGGGACGTGTCGATGTCGTCAGTGGGGGGTTCCCCTGCCAGGACATCTCCACCGCCGGGAAGCGAGCCGGCATTACGGGCGCACGCTCAGGTTTATGGACAGAGTTCGCCCGTCTTATTGGGGAGATACGACCCCGCTACGTCTTTATTGAGAACGTTCCAGGGCTTGTTGTTCGAGGCCTCGACCGCGTGCTTAGTGACCTTGCCGCGCTGGGGATGGATGCACGCTGGTGCTGTCTGGGGGCTGATGACGTCGGAGCGCCCCATCTCCGCAAACGGCTCTGGATACTGGCTACCGACCCCAGCCGCGATCAGCTACGGAACGAATCAGGGCGGAGCGGCGGGGAGAGTCGGCAAGATCCGTCCGTCCCTAGAGACGATGGCGCGGCAGGAGCTGTGGCCGACGCCCAATGTCCCGAACGGGGGCCGCACCACCTGGCATGCCGAGCAGGAGGGAAACAGCTTTTACCACAAGGGCAAGAAGGTGCAATTGGTGCTGGAGCAGGCGGTACGGCTGGCGACCCAGACCTCCCGCGACTGGCGCTCCGTCAAGGCCAGCCCCGCGACCCACGACCGGAACAGTCGCCCCTTGAGCGAGCAGATAGGCGGGCAGTTAAATCCGACGTGGGTAGAATGGCTGATGAATTGGCCCCTGGGATGGACAGTTGGTGGACCACTGAACCTGCAGACGTACCGCGTGTGGCGTCAGGTGTCGCCGACCGTGTGTCCCGTCTGCGTGCGTTAGGCAATGGATGGTGTCCACAAACCGCCGTCTTGGCGTGGCACATCTTGAACAGCACGGTGGAGAAACAAGGAGAGCCCCATGCGTCAGCGTGATCGCTGGACGGAAGCCGACGCCATTGACCACGCACAGCGTCACGGGTTAGCCCTCGACCCCGCGCTGACCGTGCGCCCGCCGGCAAGCGGCATGGACCCCAGGAGCTCTGAGGCGGCGCTGGAAAGCCGCGTGCAGGTGGTTGCGGCGGCGACGGGGTGGCTCCGCTACCACACACAGGGGAAGGGCAGTCGCCGCAGTGCCCCAGGCTTCCCGGATGACGTGCTGGTGCATCCAGACGGCGGGCCGCTCTATCTGTGGGAATATAAAAGTGCGGCGGGCCAGGTAAGCCCCGCACAACGGCGCTGGCTCGACGCCCTCGCCCAGGTGACCCATATCGAGACAGGCGTCTATCGCCCTGAGGACTGGGCCACGATCCAGGCCCTCCTCACCAGGAGACAGGCATGACCGACGATTGCTGGCTGTGTAGCACGCCTCCGGGCACGATGACGCGCCAGCTGCACGAGACCTGTTGTACGTGTGGCTTTGCCGTGGCGGTCCACGGCTACGGCCATCCCCATGCACTAGCCGTGGTGGGCTGTACGGCCTTCCTGGCCGCCCTGCCACTGACGCCAACGCCACAACCCACCACGGACGCGCAACCGGCGCTGTTCTGAGGGGCGACATGAAAAATACCATCCAGGAGAACAAAGGGATGGGCGAAGGACCAACGGTCGATGAGTGGCGAGGGGCGTACGCTGGCTCCTGGCAACAGCTCATTGTGCCGGAAGCCTTCGCCCATCCCTGAGTGCTTGCCAAATTTTCCCGTAGCTTGATTCAACGCATCTACCAGCACTGCATCGCTGAGGGATGGCTGGCGCCAGGAGATACCTGCGTTGACCCCTTCGGAGGCGTCGGACTTGGCGGCATGGATGCAGCACTCGCAGGGATACATTGGATCGGCATAGAACTAGAGAGCCGCTTTTGTGCAATTGCCCACGGCTTTGACTGTGGCGGCAGTAGTGCGAAACATGAGGCGTGTAGTCAGCAGAACGACCACGACCCGCACCACGTCACCGGCAACCTGGAGTTGTGGAACAGGCGATACTCGCACCTGCCGCAGTGGGTGGCGCCGACGCTGCTCCAAGGCGATTCGCGCGTGCTCGCAACCGTGCTGCGGGAGCAGGTTAGCGCTTGCGTAAGTAGCCCACCATGGGCAGCAAGCCTCAGCGGTGGCGAAGGTGTCGCCGACAAGCACGACTGGTTTACCGAGAGACCAAAGACACACACCAATCACCATGGCGGGAAAGCTGGTCAGAGCATGAATACGGACTACGGCACCTCGCCCGGTCAGCTCGGCGCTCTCCCCCCCGGCTCGCTCGATGCGTGCCTCAGTAGTCCGCCCTACGCCGCATTGCCGGTAAATGATAATCAGCGATTCTCCAGGACGGCGCATGATGCCCAGGCGATGAATGGACCAACACCCTACGGCACCTCCCCGGCGCAACTGGGCAACCTGCCGGCGGGGACGGTGGAGGCGGTCGTGTCGAGCCCGCCATGGGAAGATCAACTTGTTAACCATGATACGCCTGCCAACTATGAGGCGCTCAAAGCCAAGATAGTGCAGGATGGTAAAGGACATGGCGGCTTGATGGGAGTCGGACGCAACTACGGCGACGAATCCCCCGGCCAGCTTGGCACCGAGCACGGCACGACGTTTTGGGAGGCCAGTAAGCAGATACTTGAACAGGTTGTAGCCCTATTAAAGCCAAATGGGGTTGCCGTATTCGTGGTGAAAGCCTATTGCCGCGACGGGGCCATCGTAGACTTCCCCGGCCAGTGGCGCACCCTGTGCGAATCCCTTGGCCTGGTCACCCTGCACGAGCACCACGCGCTCCTGGTCGAGGACCACGGCACGCAGGGCGGGCTGTTTGGCACGGACACCACGCATCGCACCGAGCACAAGAGCTTCTTCCGGCGCCTGCACGAGAAGAAGCGCCCCGATCTGGCGATCGACTATGAGGTGGTCCTGTGTATGCAGAAGCCACTCGACACAGCGCCAGGCAGCGTTGATGTGTGTTGCTCGTCACCGCCGTATGCGGCCAGTGACCAGAATTATGCGGCGGGCTGGTCCCGCATCGACCTCGACAAGAGCGTGCACCAGCGGCACACCAGACAGATGGAGGCAAACTACGGCCAGAGCGAGGGCCAACTCGGGGCGATGCCCCCCGGCAGCCTGGACCTGTGCCTCAGCTCGCCGCCGTATGCGGATAGGGTGCACGATGGGAACGGGATTGACTGGAGCAAGGCGACGGATGGCGGGAAATCCCTGACGCCAGGCCGGGCAATGCATCCCTACGGCCACACCGAGGGGCAACTGGGCGCGATGCCCGCTGGGACGCTCTCATGCGTGGTGAGCTCGCCCCCCTACGTGCACAGCGTCCACGACGGGAATGGCATCGACCAGACGAAGCTCACGGGCAACCGCCCTGGCCGTCACACCCAGGCGAAGGCCGAAGGCTATGGCGTCACGCCCGGCAACCTTGGCAACCTCCCCGAGGGCCACACGCCCTAGCAAGGAGCCTCCGCTGCGTCGCACCACCACCGCCCGGCGCCGCGCCTATCGGCAACTGCTGCGCGATCCGCGCTGGCAGCAGACGCGCCTGCGCATCTTCGCCCGCGATTCCTGGACGTGCCAAGCGTGTGGGGCGACGACGAAAGAGCTCCAGGTGCACCACAAGTGGTACGTGGCAGGGGTCCTGCCCTGGGACGTGCCACCCCAGGCCCTCGTGACGCTCTGTGTGGACTGCCACGCCACGCAGAAGAAGCGGCGCTGACCGACTACCGTCCCGCTTGCTGCCAGGGCCAAGCATCGGTCGGCACGCCCAGGCAGAACAGCAGGCGTTTGTGGGGATAGAGCCGGGCCGTTGTCGCCTCCGCCAGGGTTTGCATGGCCGGGTCGTGGACCACGATCGTGTCACCGTCCAGGGCGCCGTCGAGGGCGTCGGCCAGCGCCGTAGGCCAGTCCCCCGAGGGCAGGAGATGGACCAGGCTATGCGCCTCCAGGCGCGGATAGTCAGGCATCGGAACCCCTACAAGAGAAAGGATGGTTGATGAGTCCCATGCAGCACCAGGCGCTTCCCGGCGCGCATCGCCGCCACCTCTGGTTGCCTTGGCAGACGACCACGCTCACGCTCATGATGCCCGCAGGCGAAAGCTACGCCTTCCAGACGTGGCGCGATCCGGTGCGACGGCTCGTGTCGGATCACGTCATGTGTACCGGGGCACCAGAGCCCTCGTGGATCCACAAACAGGTACAGGCGGAGCCGCTGCTCCCGCTGTCGCGCTAACACGAAACGTGGCTAGAGAGCCCCGTCGCTGTCGCCGGGCGCGACGAGTTGGGGGAACAAGACGCGCTCGGGCATGACCTTGTCCCGCTTCGCTTTCTCCCGCAAGGCAATTTCCATCACGGCCGAATGACTTAAACAGTGCAGCTCGCTTAAGAGTTCCAGGAGTTCCTTGGCACTGGCCGAGAGCCGCACCGTCGTGGTGACTCTCTTGAGCATATTTTCTCCTTGCTAACGGACTTCATTGTGCATTAACATTGCTATAAGTATGACACAAAATAGTCTGCCATGCTAGGATGTTTGTGTTTTGCGGCGCTCCTCGGTGAGCAAGCGCCGGATCATAGGAGAGAGCCGCTCGGGCTGATGCTTGGCCCACTCCAGTAACTCGGCGGGCAGGTGGATATGGGTATCGACCATACCGGCCTGCTTCACCGGCCCGCGCTTTTTGTGCACACGCTCAGAAGGAGGTCTATCCGTGGGATATACATTAGCCAATTATTTACCCTCTCGCAAGCTAGGGGTGGGAGCCACACACGCCGCCAAGAGGAGACACCTATGACCCTTCCCTCGTTGGCTGGCTGTGAGGATGCCTACAGTCTTGCGGAAGCCGTGGCGCAGCTCTGTCCCAACCCGAGCCCGGAGAAAGATGGCTGGCGGGCCAAGTGCCCGGCTCATCAAGGCAAGACCGACACGTCGCTCTCGATTACGCCGACGGACGACCGCATTTTACTGAAGTGCTTTGGCGGCTGTGAGTCCGTGGAGATTGTACGCGCCCTTGGTCTCACAATGGCGGACTTATTTGTGGCCACCCCCCGGCCTCTGCGTGAGAAACGGCGGATTGTCAAAATCTATGATTATGTCGATATGCATGGGCATGTCCTGCATCAGACCGTCCGCTATGAACCCAAATTTTTTCTTCAGCGACGCCCAGACGCTGCTCACCATGGCGAGTATCTCTGGAATCTCGACGGCATCGAGACCGTGCTGTATCACCTGCCAGAAATCCTCGAAGCCGTGGCGCTCGATAAAATCATCTATGTAGTCGAGGGCGAGAAGGACGCTGACACCCTGCAGGCCAGGGGCCTCAACGCCACCTGCAACCCGATGGGCGCGAAGAAGTGGCGCAAGAACTACAGCGAGACGTTACGGGGAGCACAGGTCGTCCTCTTGCCAGATTTTGACGTGCCAGGCATGGCGCATGCCGCATTCGTCGCTGAGGCCCTGAAAGACATCGCCGCGTCCACGAAAATTATTGCGGACTTCCATACCAACATTCCAGGCAGTGACATCACGGATTGGTTTGCCAGCGGGGGCACGCTCGAAGAGTTCGAGGCGATTACCGCCTCGGCTCCCTGCTACATATCCGGCCAGGCAGGCGCCCCGGCCGTGGTCGCTGGCGATGCGCCACGCCCCCCGCCCCTCCCAGCACGAGCAGCCTGTAAGGCCCCGCACCTGTCTACGTGGCTGGGTGCGTACGTCGCGCACAGTACCTACTGGGCACCACGCGCCGCACCAGGATTCCATATCGCGGTGGGCTTGTGGGTGCTTTCGACCATTGCGGCCCGGCGCATTGTCCTGCACATGGGGAGTACCGATCTCTTTCCCACGCTCTTTCTGGCACTCGTATCTGAGAGTACCCACTGGACGAAGACGACCGCTGCAGCTATTGGTGTCCGCTTGGTGCGGCGGGCTGGGTGCGGCCATTTGCTCAGTCCCGACCGTACCACGCCGCAGTTTCTCCTCAAACTCATGGCGGGCGTTGTCCCGCAAGAGTACGCCAAAAAGGACCTGGATGAACAAGAAGAGATGCGCAAGGCCTACGGGTTTAGTGCGCAGCGTGGATGGTTTTACGAAGAATGGGGAGGCATGCTACACCAGATGCGCCGCATTGATAGCCCCCAGGCAGAACTCAACAAGCTGTTGATTGTCCTCGAAGGCGGCGCCCCCACCTTTGAAACCGGCACGATTGCGCGCGGCCTGGAGCGTATCAACAACCCGTATCTCGCCTTGCTGGGCAATGCCACGCCGCATGATCTGCTGCCCTTCATGGGCGAGGGGGATGCGTGGTGGCATGATGGCTTTTGGCCTCGCTTTGTCTGTGTGACCCCTCCGGCTGGAGTCCAGCCTGTGCGGACACCACGCCCCCGCGAAGCCTACACATTGCCTGGCGATTTAGTGCTGCCATTGTCTGCCTGGCATGCCAGACTGGGCAGTCCCACGGTCTCCATCGAGGAAATCAAAGAGGAGAGCGGCAAGCGCACCGGCGAATGGAAAGGCTCTATCAGCAACTTTCCCCAGCATACCATGCTCCTTGATACCGCGACCTACGACGCCTATGAGACGTATAACGATGCGCTCATGGACGTGACGCAAGCCGGGGACGTGCCGCCCGACTTGTCGCCCTGGTACAGTCGCGCCCATGAGAAGGCGCTCCGGGTGGCAATGCTGCTGGCCTCCATCGAGGGCCACGACACCATCACCCTGCCCTACTGGCAAGAGGCGCAGTGTTTAGTCGAAGACTGGCGCACGAACCTGCATGAGTTGGTCGGGACCCTCGCAAGCGATGGGCCACCGACGCGCCAGACAAGACGCAGGCTCAAACTTGAAAGACGGGTCGAACATCTCCTGGGCGTGCATGGGACGATGAGCGCCCGCGAACTCCAGAAACATCTGTCTGGAGTGACGAGCGATGAACTCCAGAGCATCTTGAGGAGCATGGCGGATATTGGCAGCCTTACGACTGCCAAAGACGGCAAGCGTATTTTGTACCTCATTTTTCAGGAAGGGGAGAAGGAATTTACTTGACGAAGTGCCGATGATGCCGATGTGCCGAAGTGCCGAACGAAGTGTAAATCATCGGCACTTGTGTAAAAGTGTGTGAGGCGCCGACATCCCCCCACAAACATCGGCACATCGGCACTTGGGGGGTTTTTAGTGGTTTTGTCTAGTAACGACGCGGAAATAAAGTGCCGATGCTCACCATCGGCACTTCGTCAAAAACATCGGCACTTCGTCAAGCAAAAAACCGTATTTTTTCGGCTCTTGTGCGTGACAAATCAGGCTTTTTACTTTAAAGGGGAACACTATGCCGTCACCACTTGAAGACACCTTTCGCCGCTTTCTTACGGCGATGGTGTTGCGTGGGACGCCACGCATGCCCTTCCCCGTGTGGGACACCCTTGAAGACCACCTGAGCCGCACGGATGCGACCGGCGCCACGCTGTGTTTCTCCGGCCCCCTGCGCGAGCGGGTGCTTGATATGACACTGGCGTGGCTGGCGTCCACAAGGCCACCACCAGGCGACCAACTCACCCTGTTTTGAGGAGACACCGATGACCACCGAAGCGACCCCCTGCCCCACCTGGCTCACACCGGCGCAACGCGCCGTCTATATCGCCTGTGCCCACATCTGCAACCACACCATGGCGGACGCGACGACCGACGAGTGCCGGGCCGTGAGTGACGATGCGCAGGTGGAAGAGACCTACGAGCGGCTCAGCCAATGCGCCTTCAGCGGGGATGTCCACGGCACCCAGGCAGCCGCCCAAGCCTATAATGCTGCGCTCCGTGCAGCCCTGAAGCGCGTAAGGGAGACCCCCCGTGGATAGAGTCTACAAAGAACTCAGGAAAGGCGAGGTCCCCGACGTCCCCAACACTGCCGTGCGCGACTGCGTGCTGCGGCTGTGCCTCGTAGGTATGGCGCTCGACCCTACGAGCGCGCTCACGCCCGACCAGCGCGCCTGGGTCAAAGCGCTCCAGCAGCGCACCACGCCGTTTACTGAGGGCGAACGCACCCGGCTCAAGGCGCCCATCCTCACCTGGGTCGGGGCACGGATGCCGCGATGCCTGGAGGTCGTCAACAAACAGTTTGAGCATCCTTGACACGATGTAGCCACAAGACATATACTATAGCCATGGAACGATCAAAGAAATACCCGACGCATTTCCGACTCTCTGCGTACACGCTGGGCATCTTGGACACCTATGCCCAGCGGCGTGGATTGACCCGCACCGCCATGCTGGAAGAGGCGGTGCATCTCTTTGCCCGCATGGAACAACAGCAGGGGCACTGGATCGAGCCCTCCCCCTACACCTCTCAAGGAGACGACGCCGATGGCCGACACCGCCGTGAGTAAACGCCCCGCCCTGGCCGCCCCGCTGGTGCAGACCATGCAGGGCCTCATGCCCCATGTTCCGTCGCTGCTCCCGCGCGACATCAGCCCGGAGCAGTTCCGTGCCGCCCTCTACCTGGAATTGTCCTCCCGCCCCGCCCTCGGCGAGTGCACCACCGAGAGCCTGCGCAACGCGGTCATTAAGTGCGCCACATATGGGATGCTGCCAGGCCGGGACGCCCACTTGCTGCCGTTTGGCTCCCGGCGCAAAGGCGGCCAGAAGGAAGCGACGTATGTCGCCAACTATTTTGGCATCATCCTGGCCCTTGAGCGGAGTGGCAAGGTGCGCCGCGCCTTCGCGCATCCGGTATACGAGGGCGACCAGTGGGAGTTCGATTTATTTGGGGACCGCCCGATCCACCGGCCGGCGGTGACGCTCGGCAAAGAGGCCGGCCGCGAACTCTTTTACTACGGGGCGATCATGTTTAAGTCGGGCGACTGCGCGTTTGAAGTCGTGACGCTGGAGGATCTCGATGCGATTCGCCGGCGCAGCCCCGCCCACGAGGGCGGTCCATGGGTGACAGACCGCGTCATGATGTGTCGCAAGAGTGCGCTCAAACGGGTGGCGAAGTACGTCCACCTCACGCCAGAGTTCCGGGACATGCTCGCCGACGAGGAGGAGCGCGAGCGCCAGGACATTCCCATAGAGCGCCAGCGGGAGAACATCGTCTCGCTCTATGGCGAGGGCGTCGACCCGACCGCCTACGTTCCGGCAGCCACCCCCAAGCCCTTAGAACCCACCAACCCGCTCATGGGCCGTATCGAAGAGGTACTGATCGCCAACGGTCTCGATTATGAGGCCCGCGCGGACTGGTGGGAGCGGACCGCGGCCAGCTATCCCGACCTGGAGGAACCGACCACCCTGGCGATGCTCTATGAGGACCTGCAAAAGAAAAAAGGGACGGTGCACGACAATGCCCAGGAAGGCCCCCAGCAGCCCGCAGGAGCGACGAAGAGCCCGCAGGAGGGCCAAGGGGACGTGGCACGCGAGGAGCGCCGTCCTGAGTTCGAGAAGCAGCCCGACGAGGACATCGACTTCTTTTCTGAGTAGCCCACACGCAGGAGGAGAGGAGGCACCGATGCCACGCCGTATCCAAGTAAAGCGTACGAAGGGCTGGCGCATGCCAGCGGGGGCGGTCTACGTCGGCCGGCCGACCCGCTGGGGCAATCCCTACCGCGTCCAGGACTATGGCCGCGCGGAGGCCGTCCGGTTGCACGAGGCAAGCCTGACGAATCTCGCACCCGCCCTCCAGGCGGCGCACGTTGCGGGGCTCAAAGGCCGCGACCTGGCGTGTTGGTGTCGTGAGGGGGACCTCTGCCATGCGGATACCTTGCTGTGCCTGGCGAATTCCTGAGCCGTACGACACACGCGCGCTTGATGGACATACTAAATGTGAGGATTTTAGTAGGACATTAGTACGAGAATACTCGACACAACCCTCTCTACAACCCAAACGGTCGAGGAACCCTCTGCCGCAACCACTTGGGAAGGAGACCGCCCATGTATCCCCATGACGACAGCGTGCGGTACGTGCGGGGGGAGCAGCACCCCCAGGCCACCATCACCAATGCCATCGCGCAGGACATTCTGCGCCTCTGGCAGGCCCGCCAGAAGGAGTGGGGCATTCAAACCGCGCTTGCCCGGCAGTTCCAGGTGTCCCCCCGTATCGTCCACGCTATTATTCACGGCAAAGCGTGGCGCTCAGTCACCCACGCTTTGCCGTGCGGAGAGAAAAGGTGACATTCTCCTGTCCCGCCCTACACCCCGAGCCGCACGCCCATAACCTGGCCGACGCCCGCTACGCCACCCCGAGCCGGGACGGCTGGTGGATCTATCTGTGCTGTGGCAACTGTGGCACGTGCTACCGCGAGGCCGTCAGCGTCTGGGAGACCGAGCTCCGCCGCCGCGAGCAGCACGGCGGCGACGACGATGGCGGCGTGCGGCACGATGGCTATTATCGGCAACCCATCTGAGCGGACACCACCACGCAAGAAGCGTATGATAGGTGGCACGTAGCAGACCATGCTGGTCCGCTTCTTTCTTCTCTTCTCACTGTGGAGGTCTCCTATGCGTTCCCTACTCTCCCTGCTCTTCATTCTCATCGTGGTTCCCCCGGCTATGGCCCGCGTCTTTCCCTGCACGGCCGGGGATGCCGAGTGCATCAAAACGGCGATCGCCCGCAGTAACCTGCAACCTGCACGCGACGACGTGATCGAGCTCGACGCCTCAACCTTTACCTTCACGCGGCAGGATAATGGGGATGACGTCAACGGCTTCACCGCCACGCCCATTATCCTCGGCAACCTCACCATCCGGGGCGCCGGTGTCTCCCAGACCACCCTGGCGCGGGATGACGCCCTCGATACGCCACTCTTTCGCCTCCTGCATATTGGCCCCTCGGGGCGGGTGACGCTCGAAGGCCTGACCATCCGTGGCGGCGCCGTCTCGCCGGTCTTCTTCAACAGAGGCGGCGCGGTCTTTAACCAGGGTGATCTCCTCGTACAAGATGTGGAAACCGTCGAGAATGAAGCCTGGATCGGGGGCGGGATTCACAATGGCTTTGGGGGCACGCTGCGGCTCCTGCGCTGTGCCATTACCGGCAACACGGCCGACTTCGTCTCCGGGGGGGTCGCCATCCTGGGGCCGACCTTCATTGACGGGTGCCTCATTGCCGACAACCTCGCCGAGTCGGGCGGGGGCATAGGCTTCGATCCCGCGGCGGGCCGGGTCATCATCCGCAACTCCATCATTGCTGGCAATATCGCCTTTCTCAACCACGGCGGCGGCGCCGATGGCGTGGGCGAACTCGACGTCCGTAACACGGTGTTCTTGGATAATGGCGCAGGCGTGCGCGGCGGGGCGCTCAACCTCCAGGGGGGGCAGGTGACGCTGCGCGATGTCGCCATGGTTGGGAACGAGGCGGTCAACTTTGGCGGCGGCATCTTTGTGGAAGCCGGCACGGTCGAGGTACGGCGCTCCACCATTACCCACAACCGCTTGATCCTCCAGGGCACGGGCGGGGGCATCAACAACTTCGCAGGCACGGTCATCCTGCGCAACTCGGTCCTGGCGGACAATGCCGCCCCCATTGGCCCCGATTGTTTTGGCACGATCCAGGTCCAAGGACGCACACTGGTGGGCGATCCCACCGGCTGCACCGTGCAGCCGCAGTAGTCCCGTACTTGCCTCCGATGGCGCCGCCATCGGCCTTAGCGGCGTCAGGGATTCCCTGCGGCAAGCGTGGTGGTGGTCCGGGGCGGAAGCCGGGGCGCAGGTCCTCCCCCTGGGGACTCGGGTGTCCCCGGCCGCGGTGGCGCCCCTGGCTCCGTCGTGGTCCCGCTCCCCGTGTCCGCAATCCCGTCGTTGCCATTCCCGGTAATGGTGTTACCCCAGATGTGCGTGTTGACCGCGCGCCCCACCTGGATACTATAGGTCAGGTTGTTGCTAATCGTATTGTCATGCACCTGGCACTCGACGCAATCATAATCCACCTGCACCCCGGCAAAGTTGCCATCAATGAGATTGTTATAGGCCTGGTTGTTGGTGCCGTGGGAGAGGATAACCCCACCGGAATGCTGGTCGTTATGGCGCAAGCCATTGCCCGTAATCCGGTTGTTGCGGATCACATTCTCACTCACATTGGTTGCCCCGGTATTATAGAGATGGACGGCATAGCCGCCGTTGTTGTAGAAGTCATTATTTTCAAAGAGGGTGTCATGCCCGGCCCAATACGTGCCGTAGTAATAGGCATCGTGAATCTTATTACTCACAAACTCGTGGAAGCCGCCGCCGCCCGCAATGCCGTGATTGGGACTGTAGGCAATGTCGGACCCATCGACACGGATGTGATGCGTATCGCCGGCCAGAAACACCGAGGGGAGGGTCAGGTTGGTAAAGCGCATCCACGCAAACCCGCCGCCGTCACCCAGATTAATCCGGCCAATCTGCGCCGTTTCCCCTGGATACCCGGCAATCGTGGTGGCCGTCGCCCAGCTCCCCCCACCGTTGGGAATGCCGCCCACGGTCGGATTGATCTCTTCGCCATAATTGCCCCCACGCAAGTAGAGGGTATCGCCCGAGGCCAGGGACTGGAGGCCGCGGGCCACCGTGCGAAAGGGTTGCCCCTCACTTCCGGCGTTGCCATCGCTGCCTGACGGACTCACGTAATACGTGGCACCCCAGGCGGTTGCTCCCCACAATAGCAGGCCAAGCCAGAGCCCGGCGCCTCCGCGTCTCCTCATGACGTGTCTCCCTCTAACAGGTGTGCTCATATCCCCATCCCCTGACCCTGCTCTGGCTCATGCAGTCGCACGCGCAGCGTGCCCTGCGCACGGGTATCTTCCAGCTGCGCCACGAGGACCCGTGCGAGCCGCTGCACCTGTCCACCCCGCTCTCGCCTGGGCTCCTGCGTACGGGATGGCGGCTGCTGCAGCAGCGTCCGGTAACGCACCGGCACGCGATCTGGTCTGCCATGGCGCTTCAGCAAAATGTGCGCGAGCTTCTGCGCGTGCGGCATGTCCCGCGTAATGCCCAAGAACGCTTTGCGTTGCTCCCAATACTGCCGGGCATTGTTCTGTTCGCGGGGAGGTTGGGTAGCGCGGGCCTGGCGGATCGCTAATACGTCCTGGACCCGTTCAGTTTTGATTCCCTTCTCTCGATATTTCTGGCTTTCACTCGGCAACAGTTTGGGTTCCGGTGTGCGGTCGATACCACGCGCTTGGAGCGAGTCAGGATGCACCCTGGCACCCTGCCCATGCAGCTCCAGATGCAGGTTCACGATGTCGGAAATCATGAGGCGATGAGCCTTCACCGCCCCCAAGGCGCGAAACGTCTCGTCTTTCTGCGCGCCCCCGCGCTCAGGATGCGTGCGGTTATGGCGTTTAAAGTGCGTCTCGACCGTGCGGACGTGTTCGTCATTGCGCCGGGCAGACAGGAGTAGATGGATGTGGGGCTGTGGCCGTGACCCACTGAGCGTCCGGGGCTCATGAAAGGCATAGGTGCACGGCAGGGCCGTGCCGACTATCGTATCTAGGAGGTCCTCGACCAACGCTTCGTTCTGGGCGCGGCTCAGTTCGTAGGGCAGGAGAATCTTCCACTCCTCAAATGCATTATACTGTCGGTGTTCGCCCCCACCTTCATAGCGCTCGGCAGCCGCAAAGTAGGCATGGGCAGACGCGGCCCAGGTCGGCAGGTTGCGGGTGCCTTCCTTGACCAAATCTTCCCGGCCTTCGGTAAGGTACCGGAGTTCACGGGTGGTCTGATCCAGCGGCATGATCGTGTGCCCCGTGATGTATTCGATCCGCGCTGCCGCCTTGTCTGCGCTGCCACTCTTATACACCGTCCGCGTAAATCCCAGATGCGCCATATCCCTGCCTTGGGGTGTAAACTTTCGCTGCCGCTTGGCCCCTTCCTCGTCGCTTCCCTACGGTCAGACTCCTCAGAAGTCTCTAGGACAGGGCCAGGGATTTTTCCCCCTCGACGGTGCAGAATGGGGAGAGAAACCCGGAAAGCGCTGTTAGGCAGATCGCAAATGATATTTGCGATCTGCGAGGAAACACTTCAGCCATGCCCCGACGCGGGCTCAAGATAGCGTGTGAGTTCCAAAACCGGGGTACACAGCTTCATCACCAGCTCATCCACGGTCTCCAGATCTGTTTCAAACCACTCGCCGTGGCGGCGCACCTCCGCAAGATGCCGATGGACTTCCGCCTCGATCAGTTCGGCGTCATAGCAATAATATGTTCGGAGCACCCGCAATGGGGCAGGGCACCCTGTCTGCAATTCTTTGACACGGAGGCGCATATTGGCCGTCCAGCCAATTTTGAGCAAAGGTGATTCTTCTGTTTGGAGGATATAGACAATGCCTGAGCCGCTCGCCTTGATGGGATGAAGGGAGAGGTCTTGGTTCTGATAAGGAATATCCCAGGCATCAGAGAGATCAGTCACACGATCGCTCAATCCCTGGAAGTCGCCCTGTGTGAGGACCCCAAGGCCCGCTTCCAGCACGGCGAGAGCCTGAGTCACGTCGCGCAAACTCGCCAGCGCCCGGAAAATGAGGATGAGATCAGCAGTGGGCCAATCGCGCAAGCCTGCCTGGGAAGCCAGGGAGCCGACTTGGAAACGCCATTTATTTTCGTGGTGACGGGCCTGCTCCCGCACGACGGCTTCTGCCTGGCGTGTTTTCGTACGCTGCTCCATCCGTCGCGCTTTAAATTCACGCTCCAGTTCTACGATCCTGGCTCTCTCCTTGCGTAGTTTCTCGGCAGCACGTTCTACTCTGGTCATCGGATCATCTCCTGAGTGGGGTCGATTTGGGTGTCGTTGCATGCGTAGGCTTCGGGACCTCCCGCGGTTCCCCGTCCTGCCACATAGCCGGAAGCTTGAGCGGTTGTAGTAAGATGACGTTACCGAGCTGGCCCGCCTCCACGGTAATGGTGGGTTTCGTACTCAGGAGTGGTCCCGTAATGCGGGTTCCCGCCTGTGCCCCAATACCTGCGACACTCGACGCGATGTGCCCCACGCCGGCAGCTTCGTTCGCAGCGACGGTAATCGAAGTCGTTCCACCCTTGAGGACGCCCTGAATGAGGACGGCCGCTAACAATCTGCCATAGTGTTGGTTTACATCACCTCCCATCCCGGACACACCATCCTGATCCGTAATGGGCGCCTGGCCCAGGTCCACGCTACGGCCATCGGGAAAGGCCAGTTTGAGCGTCACAGTGTCGAGGCGTTCATTGCCGTAGAGGAGCTTGCTACTCTGCGTATCGCCGAGGATGGTCGAACCCTGGGGAATGAGGAGATGGCGCCCCGTCGCCGTGTCATAGACGTTCGTGGTGACGCGCCCGGTAAGTTTCCCTTCGACATCAGAGATAATCTTGGTCTCAAGAACAAACGGCACCTTGGTAGCACCAGGGGCGAGCGTGTACAGGGGAGTCGTCTCTGGCGGGGGCGAGGGCTCCACCTTGTTGGTAATGAGGAGTGCGGGCGATGGCGGCTTCGGGGGCTCCTTCCTGGGGGCCTGCCGAGGAGGAGCCTGGAGCGGACCGCGATTGGCGGGCAGGGGATGCTGGAGGGTTTCGAGCGCGTGCAAGATGTTCTTCGATTGACGCTCCAGCGCGTCCAGCCGTGGCCCGACTGTATCGGGCGCTGGCGCGGGGACGGTGGGGAGTGCCTGGACGGTCAGGTCGCGGACGATGGGGTCTTTGTCCTGCGTCGGATAGATGCTCTGGCTCTTCCAGGTACGCACCGGCTTTTCCGCGGGCGCGGCGGTCGTGGCCGACGTCCGGCGCAGGTACAAGATCCCGCCCACCACGACCAGGGCAAGCACCACGATGGCGACGAAGGCAAGCATGAGGCGCCCAAAGGAGCGTCCGGTGACGGGGGGTGAGGCCATGGGATTGGTATAGACGGCGCCTCTCATGGTCGCCTCCCTACTAAGTGCTGCGCCGCCGCGGGCCAGCGGGGGCACTCGGCATCGTCGGGGCACTGGATGGTGCGTAACCGTGCGCGTGTCACCGTCACGACTTCCGCCTGCTCGCCAATCCCTACCCGGAGCTCCAAACGGCCCGCGAGTTCGTCGAGGATGACGACGTTCAAATACTGCCGGGCATTGATGAGTTGTGGCCCCTGAGGCCCGACCTTGCGGACCAGGGGAACCGTTTCAAAGAGCGTCACCTCGGGATACACGATGTACATTTTTTTGCCGTCGTCATACACGCGTGGCACCCAGGACGGGGGCGGCTGGTGCACGGACTCGACGGTGTAGCCGACGTGGTAGCGCGTGGGGCTCTCTGGGGCCGGCAAGAGTGGCGCCTGGGCGGGGGCAGGCTTGGGCGGATCGCCCTCCTCTTTCCACCGCAGCACGCGGATTGGCGACTTGGCGACACTCTCCAGGGTAATGTAATACGTCTGCTTCGTGGTCGTGACGATGATGCCATTGCGTAACCCCACCTCACTCGCGGTGACGAACACATGATGGCGCGTCGTGGCCGCGCCACTCCCTTCTTTGCCCTGGAGCACCTGCCACTTGCGGACCTTGCCCTCCTCCTGGGGCGTCCGGTCCCCATCGGTGAGCGTATGGACTTCCTCGCCGGGGCCAAAGACAATATCGAGTGGAAAGCCGAGGCTGACAGGTGCCAGATACGTGCCACCACGCGTGTAGGCATAGACTTTCTCGGCGAGAGTTGGGGGCGCCTCTTTGGCTGGGGGCACCTCAGCAGCGGCGGAGACCGGTGCCGGGCTTACCACTTCAGGAACAGACCACGTCGAGAGGTCCTCGGGCGGCGGAGGCACCAGGGGTGGCGGCGGGGGTTCGGCACATCCCGCTAGCAGGCACAGCACAAGCACACCAAGGACACGCATACCAGCACTCTCCTTACGTCGCATTTTCCGCCGTGTCAAACGACGAAACACAAATCCCGAGACGGTTATCTTCGGCATCCGCCAGTGTCTTTAAGGCCAGGCGGCCCACGGTAAAGGTGGTGGTAAATTGTGCGGATTTGCCTTTGGCATCTGTGCCTGTGGTCACTTGTTCCCAGAGCACTTGATAACTCTTGGGTGTTGGAGTTTTCGTGATGCTCGTGATGTTGACCTGCACCCGCGTGGTCACCTTTTTGCCCGGCTTCTGCTTCGTTTTGAGCCCCGCCAGAAAGGGGCGCGCACTGGGGCAGGTGTGGAGTTCCACCCAGCGCCAATCATGCAACTCCGCCTTGGCCACGTCGTCGCCGCGCCAGTACACCCGCCGCAGCCATTCGGCCAGCATGTCCATGTACGGGGCATCAGGCGGGGTATAGTCGAGCAACTTCTGTGGAACCCCAATCTGCACGAGACGGCCTTCGTCCATCTGCACCACCTGGACGAAGGCCTGCACGTCGCGCCGCTCATAGACGAGCCAGGCGACGATGAGGAGCGCCCCACAGAGGAGCCCCCCCAGCCAGAGGGCAAAGCGATGCCAGAGCCAGGCGTGCTGTTCGGCCGAGGCATCGCGGGCATCGAGGTCGGCTTTCGTCTGCTTGATGACCGCCTCGATCATGGCGGGAAACGCTTCGAGCTCTGGCGGCAAGGTTGGCAGGCCATGGCCGTTGCTGCTGCCGATGGTGGGGGCCACGTCTGTCGCCGTGCGTGTCGCCATTCTCGTCTCCTTACGCGCCCACGCGCCGTAGCATGGCCGAGGTGCCCCGAGCCACCCCGGTCGACATCTGGACAAAGCGGGTGGTCGTCATGGCCGCCGAGGCAATCGTCGAGCCTGTGAGCCCCAGCGAAGCCCCTCCAGCCAGCCGCGCCGCCTTGGCGGGGAGCACCCAGGCCAGGACCGCAAAAATGAGGCTCCCGATCACGGGGGTGGCGGTCTGGATATAGGTCATCACATCGAAGACCCCTCCCGTCGCGGGTGGAGGGAGGCGGAGTTGCTCAAAGAGGGGGATGGACAAGCCAAGCATCGTACAACTCACGAGCGCCCGAATGAGGGCCCCGGTAATCCACCCCAGGCTAAACTCGGCAAAATGGGTGGTGGTGCGCCAGATGCCCCAGCCAATGAGGACCTGGCCGCACATGAGGGCCAGGTAAAACTCCACGAGCATAAAGAGGTGATGGACCGCAATGGCCGCAAAGGCGAGGGTAATCGCTAGGACCTGCAACCATTCGCTGGGCGCAAAGGCCAGGCTCAAGCCCTGCCAGATTTTTTGATACCAGGTGGCTTGCTCAGCGAGGGGAAAGGCGACGCGCAACCCGATGTCCAGAATAAAGCCGGGGTTGCGGAGTTGCTCACTACTGAGCCCATTGCCGCCCCCGAGCATGCCCCAGGTGGCAAACGTGTCAAAGGCCGCCTGTCCCATGTCCCAGAGGTGCACCAGCACCCACATATAAAAGCCCGTGGTCACCGCCAGAAAGAGCAGATGCCCGAGGGCGTCGCCCAACTGGCTGCCGCCGCTCAGCATGACGGGCCACCATTCCCGGTAGAGTTGGATCAGGGCGGCGACGCTGAGAATAGGAATGGCGTACTGTGCCAGCGCACGCGCACCTGCTTCGAGCGCGCTGAGATAAGCGCCCGCCAGGAGATTGATCAGGGCTTCCATGCGTTACTCCCAACGGGGCCAATCGGCCAGGCGTTGATCGCCAATGCGACTCATGCTCTCTCGCACCATATCCGCGGTGGCGCGGTCGACCACGTCCGCCCGTTGCCAGGCCGCCGTTTGTGCGGCCAGTACCGCCAACGTCTTATTCTGGACTTGCTGCACTTCCGCGAGCCGTTGTTGCCCCGACAGGTTGCCCAAGAGTTGCTCGACATCGGCAAACAAGGCTTTCATGTGATCGCCCGTGCGAATAAGGGTGCGAATGAGAGTCTGGCTCCGAAACGCGAAGGTCATGGCTTGCTGCTTCATCTTCTTGAGTTCCGCCAGACGGGCATCGAGCTCCGCGCGTGTGCGTGGCGCTTGCTCCAGGTCCAGGAGGACGGCAATCTGGTGCTCCAGGCTCTGCACGTCGGCTTGAATGGCCTCGGCCTCCTGGAGGATGTTACACATGAGTTCGATGTCCTCGACGATACCTCCGGCAGCGGTCAGAGACTTCACCGGGGTTAGATCTAGGATCTGGTTGGCTTGAATTAAAGTAGTCTGAGCTGCCGTAATAACGCTCTGAATAGCGGTTATTGTGGACTGGGTCAAATTGGCCCCTACCTCGACCACCGGCATTACCCCGGTCCCTAGGATTTGCGCGTGACCAGGCAGAGCCAGGGCCATGAGGATCACAGGCGCCAGGAGGAGACGAAGCCGGTTCATTGTTTGACCTCCTTGCTACTGGTGCTCACACATTTCCCGTCCTTGAGCGCCTCGGGTCGGCAATTCAAACCATGGAGTTCGTTCATCCGGTAGCCAAAGTCCGTACAGCCGCTCAGCGTGAACGCGAGGAGTACCACCCCTACCAGCATGAGGAGGAGCGTGCCCGCAACCCAGAAACTTCCCATCAGCACATGGCGATTCATATGGCACCTTTCTAGCGGAGAAAGATCCCCGCGCATATCAGCACGAAACCGAGCAGCGCCGCGAGTCCGACGCCGAGCACACCATTCTGGACGCGGTAGGCATCCCGAGCTTCCCAGATACTCATGGTGCGCTCCCACTCACTGCGGCGGCGCGCATGGCGTGGGGCAAAATCGCGCAAGCTGGCCTCGGCACTCGCCTGCCGGATCGCCGCCCGCTCACGCTCAGGTAATTGGAGCCATGCGCTTCGCGTCATCGTGATACCTTTCGACAAACGTTGCCGCCTCGTGCTGCCCGCAGGCGCGAAACCACGCGTGAGGAAAACCCTCTGGACCTTCCGTAGCGAGGAGACGATCGATCAGCGCATGGTCCGCCGCGCTATTCCTTGCGACACAATCCAGTACCGGCTTCGGCAGCGGAATGCTCACGAGCTGCTGCCCGAGCTCGCGCTGGACAAAAAAGACATCCCGTTGGGGTTGCGCGCGGGCGACTAACTGAATCGCCGGATCCGTCAGCCCAAGACGCTGATAGACGGCATAGATGTCCGGCTCCAGTGCCGCCCCGTTCGGCAGCATGAATCGACTCGGACACGCTTCCTGAAGGAGCGTCCCCAGCGGCCCGCCAAACACTTTAATGAGGCTGTGGGTGGAAAAGCCCAGGCTCACGGCTTTTTTGGCCTTGGTTTGGAGGTAGGTCTGGACTTTTTCTTCGCGCCGGACTCCCGCCATGCCCGTTACTTCCTGCGTCATCGAGTCGGCCATCCACGAGACCGCCGCATCGTCCATCGCCAGGAACATAGGTGCCGCCGTACTCATCTGCGGCTCCACATGGAGATTGAGGATGTAGCGCAGGACCGGGGCCAGGATCGAGGGACGATGAAGCAGCTGCGCCATCTCAAAGGTCTGGACTGGATGGCCCGTCAGGTCGTCCGTCGCCGCATCAAACAGCCCTTGATACACACCACGGTGCGTAAATTGTTCGAGCGTGCGGTGGATGGCATGCCGGGTATTGACCAGGGTCATGAGCGTTTGATCCGGGTGCGCAATGCCGTGAATATCCCGACTGCCTGTCCTCGCCCGCTGCGTGGCAGATTCCCCCGCCGCCACCAGGAGACTCAGGAGCGTACTCATGGTGCGTTGTGCCGCCGGCTGCTCTCGCAAGGCGGCCAGGCCGCGCCCCAGATGACTCACCACCATGGCATCGCGCTCAATGCCGTAATCGAGCAAGAGGTCCAGGAGCCACTCTTGCACCAGGCCCAGGTGCTCCGGGTCCTCCAGGCCCTGAAACGGCGCATACTGCACGCCAGGCGCCCCCAGATCATGCCACGCGCCGCCCAAGAGATGGGTGAGCAGCCGGCCGTGCCCATCCAGATCGAAGAGCACGGCCTGCGCGTGGCGGTACTGCATCCAGGCCGCGCGTAACAGGTTGAGGAGCGTCGACTTACCAGCACGGGTAGCGCCCAGCACCAAGAAGTGTCCCAGGTCACGAATATGATTGACGATCCTAATGAGCGTATTCCCCCGACTGACGGCATAGAGCCACGGCAAGCCGTCCAGATACGCGTCACGCTCTGGGCCACGCCAGGCGGCATTGAGGCCCGGACAGAGGTGTTCGAGCGTGAGCGAGGATTGCGGCGTGCGGGCGACATGATCGAGACGGTTCCCCGGATGGGTGGCAAACCAGGCCGGCGTACTCTCATCGGTTTCGACCGCCGTGGTAAAGCCGCGATCTTGCAGGGCCTGGCGCACGATTTGCAGCTTCATATCGGCTTCCGCAGGATCGCGGTCCCAGACCATAATGACCGTGGTAAAATCGCCGTAGGCCACCAGGTCATGCCCGGTTTCTTGCCGGGCCGCATCGAGTTCGGCGGCTTTGTTTAAGGCCGAGCTATCCGTCACGCGGGCCGCATCCCCGCCAAGCTGTTCCGCCGCCCGCTGCGCCATCGTTTTTTCCTGACCCACCCAGGCATGGTGACGCCGGCGCAAAATCCCTTCTTGCAACTGGCGATGCATCCCCAGCCAGCGCACCACCCAGCGATACTCCACTTGCGCCACGTCGAGCGCCTGCATGACCCCTACGACCGAGCTGTGCGGATAGCCCATAATGGAGCAGAGCCGCACTTTCCAGGACTGCGGATCGTCCGGCCGCCCTCCCAGGCTTGGGTAATGCTCCCCGTACCAGGGCGAGGTGCCGAGCTGGCTATCAATGCCGTTCCAGTAGGCCAGCGTGCCCACTGGGTGCCACTGATCCGAAATCGTGGAATGGAGATAGGTAAATGTCTCCGCTGGCGTCAGCACGCGACACTCGGCCAGCATGCCACTAAGGAGCCCCATAAAGTAATCGACTTGCGTCACAAACTCCTGTTCGGTGCGCTGCCGCGCCTCCTCTGCCGTCTGGCGTTGGGCACCGGGGCCATAGAGGAACCAGCGCAGACCCTGTACGGCGGCTTCGGGCGGCGGGCGATAGGTCGGCGTCATAAAATACTGCGTTTCGTAGCTACCGGGATCTTCGAGGAGTTGGTGGCGGCGACAGGCATCCATCCACGCGGCCACCGCATAGCCCTGCCAATCTGCCTGGGGGATGGCGGTCACGCGTCGGCGCTGGGCTTCACTATGGATCATCCACTGCCCGCCAAACTTTTTGAGGACATCATTGGCCCGCAGGGCTTGTGTGCCCAGTTCTTCGGGGGTAAGGCCCGTCACATCGGTGCCTCGCACGGCATAGGAGCGTTGGAGGCCCTTGTCTTTCTGGAGCACCACGTTGGGGGCCACCATCGCGCGCCAGGGCAGCATATCACTGACCACGGCAGGTTTTTTGCGGGGCTGCGGGTGGTATTCGGTATAAACCGCCATGCTTATCCTGCCCTATAGTACGGTTGATATTTACGGCGCCAGCGGGCCAGCAACGCACTATCCCAATTCACATTCCAGTACGTGAGGCCAATCAAGAGGAGTTGGACGCTGAGCCAGACCACCCCGATCGCCGCCGCCCAGCGCATGCCCAGCTTCATCCAGGTGACCAGGCCCACCCAGATACAGGCAATGAGCCAGGTGTAGGAGTACATGCGTGGCGCCCCGAGACTCAGCAGGCGCTGCCAGGTGCCTAGGCGAATCGGGGCTTCATAGCCCAGCGTCCCCCACCGTTCGGCCATGCTACACTCCTAGCAGGATGGCGCCACTCACGAGGCCCAACGCCCCGCCAATCGTGGAGAGCCCCCCTAAAATACCGCCCTTGACGAAGAGCGAGAGATACCCACTCAAGAATTGCGCGTAGGCATTCTCGGTCATCGCCACAATCGTGCCAATCCCGCCCGCCAAAAAGGCGATGAGGCCCAGGGACACCAGCGCCGTTTCGAGATCCCCGAGAAA